ATATGGTGGTACATTATACAAAATAAAAATTATTTTATGAATAAATTTATAAAATATCTATCTATAAAATCGGCGTTTTAAATGTGCGAAGGTGTAAATACAAGAATTGATTGTAATGAATTAAAAAAAATCATATCTGAAAACTATGAATTTGAGTGAATCACTATATCCTTGTTTTCCAAATATATGTAATAAAATCAGTATGCATATTTATTTCTTTCATTTCATAACAATCTACATAACGATAGTCCATAAAATTATAAACATATGGATTATTCATATCTGGTTTTATAGTTGCTTGTAATTCAATATTATATTCAAATAATTTATCATCTTCATATATTATTTTATTATTCAAGAGCAATACAGTCTTATTATCATATTTTGCCATCTCAATTTCATTTTCATTATTTGGTGAAACACCTCCTAGATACATATTATCTTTCATCAGAATCATACCATTCATCCAAACATTGGTACGTTTTAAAGAAATATTTAAAACTTCCTTTCGCAAAATATCATACCCGCCTTTAATTATAAATGCCATTTAATATATTAACACTATATGTTTTTAAATATTACAGTTTCAATAAACTTATTTGGTATATTCTTAGTTGCTAATTTATTAAAATAAATATTTTTTGTCTCATTTAAATCTTCATGGGTGTCTCTGGTACTTTATCTAAATAGGTAAAGATTAAATTAAAATTGAAAGACAGTCTAATAATATATTTCTTAAGAAATATATTATTAATTGACGTCTATGTTCTTTTATAAAGGAGATCATTAGATCTCCTTTATAAAAATTGAATCTATGATACATTTATTAGTAATTTACTATATAATTAAAAATGAATCAATCAATATATTGTAAGTATTCTATGAACCAAAATATGTATATTCCATTTAATGAAATGTTAAATGATTTTGGTCAAATTAAACCAACATTTAATCCAATTTTAGATATATGTACTATAAAAATAATCGGAGGTTATATTTATAATAGGATGAATTTTGAAAAATGGACAAGTTGTCCAAAATTATTGGATGAAGTTATGTATATGAATGAAAATTATAATATAAAAAAACAAGATATTGCAGATATTATTAAGAAAGGTAGTAGTAAATATAAAGACCCATCATATACTATTAGCGAGGTGTCTTACTATGTTTCCGATTGTATTAAGAGTAGTCTTGATATGAATAAAAGGGATGATGTTCAATTATATTTTGAAATTAAAGAAAATTATAATATGTTTTTCGATAAAATCAAAGAAAAATATCAAGACGAATGGGATAATATAGATAAAAAATACGAGGATATATCAAATATGTTATTAGAAAATTTTAGTGAACTTGAAAATGATTTGAATTTTGAATCAACTGTTGAGATTATAGATAGTATTGGGTATGAGGCGAGCGATAAAGTAAAACAATTGATTGAAACAACTGCTAATCATATTAAGAAAAACTATATTATATCATCGCAAATTAAAATAGATTTTGATAATAAGATGGAAAAGATTTATGAAGATGTTGTAACCTCCAAAAAGTTTGATAAGATTATACATGATACGATGTTAGATATGTATGGAGTGGAAAAAGCAATCCATAGAATGTCATTATCATTGGAAAATTGTTCAAATGTATTAAATATGTTACAATTTAATTAATAAATTATTATTTTAAATCATCCATTTAGCATTTAGGTTATAAATTTCATGATCATTTGCACTTTGAGGTGTGCATTTATATAATTTAATATTCGTATTATCTTTCATAGATGGATTATTATACACATTTTTTTTAAGAACATCTGAAAATGTTTCAATCAATGAAGTGTTAAAACACTTTCTAACAAATAATGATCCTTGGGACATTGCTGATATAAGTATATTTATAGATATAGGACAACCATATTTCTTAGATAATATATCAGGTGATTTTGATATCTTGGAATTAATGCAACTTTGAAGTAAATTAAAATATTTATTTATAGAAGTATCTATGTCATAATCAAGTTCATAATCTCTCGGAATCTCAAATTCTTTATGAATGATAATTCGATATATATCAAGGATAGCACGATTTGCTTCATAACCTTTTTGATATCCTTGACTTATTGAAACAAGACTACAGTTAAAATAGTGACCTAAAAAATATGCATTTAATATATTTAATAAAGTCCAACATGAATATTCAACAGGATGTGATGTTGTAAACATTACAGAATTATAAAATTTAATATTATTAGGACTTTGTTTTAATATTAAACAAGATTTTTTAGAAAAAAGTGACTCTATTTTATTAAAAATATCATCTTTATATGTTATATCATTTAGAAATTCATTAATATTAATATTAATTTGCTTATTATCGATAGTCATCTTAAAACTTCTTAAAAAATTATTTGGATCTATACTATAAGCAAACCACTCACAATATGTTGAAGGATTTAATAAATATTTTTTGTTTCTATCAGAATTATTTATGTTAAACTCATAATAATTTAAATAAAGGTTTTGTATTTTTAAAATATTTTTTACGTTGTTAGGAGGAGTATATTCATATGTTACACACGGTCTATCATTAGATATACCAATTGGATATAAATATTCAATATTTGAAATATTTGTATTATGTATTGTATTTAATTCACGTAAAATTTCAATTGGAATACTTCTCAAGTTATTATAAATATCAATTTGTGTTATATTCATTATATGATCTAAAAATATTTGAATAAATGAAACATCATTTGTTGTTTTATTTAAAATCGGTTCACTTGTTTTTTTTAAAATTTCCCATTCTTTAAATATATTAAACATAATAAAATTACCAAAAAATACTTCATCACTACCCTCACATAATTCATAAAGTTTGAAATAGTCGATTAACTCATAATTTTTACTATTTGTTTCATCAGTTATAATAATATTTTCTATATTCAAATTTTTCTTATATTCCTTAGGATTATCTGCACCATCACAAGTGGTGCTTTCTATTTTTTTTTTATATGTATTAATCCAAGAGTCTGGAAAAAAATATTTTACATGTTTCTTATCTAATATCATCCATTGACTAAAAATAAAAGCGTTGGGTAATAAATCAATAGACTCTAAAAATTTAACAGAAGGTGTACTTGATGAACCAGTTAACCATGATTTATCGTTTACACTTAATACTTTATATATTTCATCAAATGTATATAATTGGCTACACGCTGATGATAATAATATATATTTATCAAATGGTAAATTTTGATTTTGTATGTGAGCGTATTGTATCATAAGCAATGTTGCATCAGATAATGAACGCGTCGACCATGATGTTCTAAGATGATGTGGTGAATCAACTGTAAAAATATTTTCTGGTTTAAATAATTTCTTAAAATCATCATTTATTGTATATGCGCCTAATGATATTGGATGAACAACTACATAAAAGTTATCTTTTTCAAGAAAAGTTTCATTCATTTTTATATAATGTTTAATTATATTTGGTTGGTCTGGTGTACCACCTAGATACATTAATAATATTTTATTTGGACTTCCACCAATATGATTTTTTTGTAAATTTAAATATTTATTTTTATATTTTAAATATTTTTGTTGATATTTCAAATCCATATATATATATATATATTACAAATAATAAATTATATCGAAATAATTCACTCCTAGATATTCCAACTCATATGAGGTGGGTAAAAAGTATCATGGAATTCTCTCCACTCAAAATCCTCGTAGAACAATTTGACTTTTCTCATACTATATAACCTAACTTATCAACCAAATAAGTCCTCTATTCTAGTAATTTGACTCCTCGATCCATTTTCATATAATTCTTCATTTATTAAAACATTCTGACTTTTACTATTATCATCTATAGTAAAACTATTGCCACTAAATATATTAGTCCGTCCAGGTAATGTATAATGATTGGGAATTCCTAACTTACTTATTAGTTGTGTTATGTATTTTTCATCATAATTTTGAGAAAAAGGAATTTTTAAATTTCTAATTAAAGAATGTTTAACTAAATCATTACAGCAGATATTAAATTCATCTACAGTCTGAAATATTTTATCAGTAGACCTAAATCCCATGGTAGTTACCAAATCATTCATATTTAATATTAATCCATAATTACCTGGGTTCCGCTCATTAGTTCCTAATTGTTTATAATCAGTAATAGTTTTATTTTTATATATACAATAAATTATAAGTTTATTATTATTATCAAATTCATCTTTATCATAAAATATATTACATATATCTTTTAGTATACTAGTAAACATATTAAAAAAATATAGCAATATATATTTAAATTTATCATCAGGTACTATATTACAATATGTTGATATACTCATTGACGTTAATACATTTAATATACATGATTTTTCAAAAATACCACATTCAAATATATTTTTATTCGTTATCTCACGTACAGTATTATTTAACATGTTATAATCTATATAAGGCATGAAAAGTTTTATAGTACATTCAATATAATATGTAAATTGATACATTAAATACATTTTTACAGTACCATCATCGTTTACACCATTTAGAGTACATGAACTAGTTGGACACCCGTTGCTATCTAAATTTGTGGCAGGACACGAAGATGGTATCTCTGTTTCATTAGGTGGTATTGCCACTTGATCAGGTGCCGTTGCCCATTGATCAGGTTCCATTGCCACTTGATTAGGTGGCATCACAGCATCTTTAGGTGTCTCTACAGCATCTTTAGGTGGTATATAGTCTTTAAAATTTTCACCAGTTTTTGGTGATAGTGTTCTTAACGCATCCTTATTTGGAGATGACGGTAACATTTTTAATATAACTAAAGAAAAAATTATTATTAAAACACACACTACAATTATATCTAGCATATTTATATATATTAATTTAGAATAAAAAATTTACTTTATATAACATGGAAACAACATTAAATGAAATACAAAAATTGGAAATAAAGTTAACAGAATTAGATTAAAAAGAAAGAAAAAGCAATTAAATTACATCAAGAATCTGTCGACTGTGTTATATAGGTACAATAGAACTAAAACTATGGGAGAAGAAGAATAAGATTAGAAATGATAATTATACTGAAGAATCATATAGTTGTAAATGTCAGGATATGGAATTAGTTCCAATATTAGAAGCAATTGTAAATTCTATCATATTACTCAATTTAAGATCGGATAAATTATAAATATATTTATCCGGCATTTTGTTTGATTATAAATATTTTAGTAAAATGTTTAATCATTTTATACTCATCTGTATTGACTGTTAAATCAAAATCAATTGGCATGGAAGAACAATTTATCCCCTCTCTCGAATATCCCCAACGTTCCGTTGATAATATTTCTTTTATTGGAATTAGTAGATGTCTATCGTACATACAACCTTTATTTAAATAATGATCTACTACTATATTAGTATTTTTTGATTTATAATACGACCCATTACTTTTAAACTCTTTTGTTAAAAAATCTTTGAACTCCATATGATTTTCAGGTAATATTACATCAGCGTTATCATATCCTATTACTTTTTGATACACCTCATTAAAATACTCATTGCTATCTTCAATGATACCATCATTTAACATTTTTTTAATTAGATTGAAATTTTCTTTATTTATTTGTTCTATTAAATCTGATAATAGAATCCGTATACCAAGTGAGGCAGTAGATGTTTCACATCTTCCCATATTATATAGTAATACAGAAGATATTTTTATAACATTTTCAAAAAACAAAATTTAATATCAATATGACAATTCAAATATGTGATTTCATCATATTCATCTCCATCATCATTACAACCTGATTCTTCCCATGTATTATTTATTTTCTCTATATGTGTAACTATATTATTATTTGTTATTATAAAATTATTTACATAATTGTTTATTGCTATCATATCAATAGAAGTGATATGATTTGTATTAAAATTAACACCATTTAATTTACTAATATTATTATCTGTTGTAGATGATTCTAATATTACAGATTCAATATGTGATTCACGACCACGTGTATTTAATTTAGTTTTTGTTTTTTCATAAATATCATGTAATGTTATATTAATTCTTTCTAAAATATTATGAGTTGAATCAAAACATATTGTATCTTGTAAAGATAAATATTTTATATATGTATCTGAAAATTTTTTATTATTATACTCACCTGATGATACTACTATTTGAAATGGTACTAATTTATATTTTTCAACAAATTCCAACATTGATAAATCAAATTCGTCAAATGATATTATTTTACTATTTATATCATTTAACCACAAATCTATTTTATCCATTGTATTTATTTTTTTATCTATTGCTGTGATATTTATAGTTAACATAAATAATTCTTTTGCGGCATACCAACTGTAAAATTCTTCACCACTATGAAGGATATCAGACCTAAATAACAGCGATTTACCACTATGCATACAATTGATATTATAAGGTATGTATTTATTCATATTATTTCTATCAAATATTTTCTTTATCATATCCACATTTGATGGTAGATTATATTTTTCTAAAATTTTTTTACAAGTTGGATCAGATGGAGAGAAATGTTCACCATTTAATATATCATAATCTGATTGATTTGTATCATTTACTGGAAACCACAACATGGTTGACCCAGTATAATTATTTTTATCAGGTGATAATCCAATTAATAGGGTGTATTGTTGATGTGATGAATTATTTATTCGAACAAAATCTTTATGCATATCAAAATAACCACCATTATCGTATGAAATATAATCAAATGATTGAGGTCCAATAGATACATTAAATAATGTATTTGGATCATATGATGAGAGGATTGAATAAATTAAAGGACATATATCAGTATCTACAATTTTTTTTAAATCATCATCATGAAACGATGATTTATGTGATACTCTTCTATCAGATTTAATTGTTTTATTTTCTATAAATGAATATATAACTGCTTCTTTTTTATTATCTTTATGTTTTATTATATTATTATTTATTTTTGATATCAATTCATTACATAGATCTATTTTTATAAAATCTGGGAAAATCGTATTTGAATCAAATTTATATATATTTTGTGTCATTTTATTGTTAATATAAATTTTGACTAATTGTTTATATATTAATTAAGAAATGAAGATTCATTATCATTCATTAAACGATAATTGGGTATATATCTATTTTTATCAAATTCATCAGTTATTATTTTATCACTATCTACTATATCGTATATCCTTTTACATGTGTTGTTGCATAACAACTATCACTGTAGTGTCCCGATCTTCCACAATTATAACAAGTATTTTTCATTGTCTTCATTTTACCTTTTTCTTTACAATATAAATTTTCGTGACAAGTTGCTCCTTTCTGTGTTTCAAATTCTTTATTACAATAACTACAACAATACGTTTCTTCTTCACTCTCTTCTATAATGTCACCATTTATATCTTTTATTGCATAACAGTCTTCTATAGTATGACCATTTCTTCCACATTTATCACATGTAATACAAGTTTGTTTATTTAATTTACTTTTACATATCTTTTTGTGGTTATCGTAATCAGATTTATCATCGTATTCTTTATTACAAATAGTACAAGTCCATTTTTCTTTTTCATAAATTTCTAGTCCATTGACATCTTTCATGAATTTACAGTTTTTTACAAAATGACCTTTTCTACCACACATAGTACAACAATCGGTTGCTCCCCATATTTGTTTATTGATATTGTATATTTCACTGCTATCTAATGCTTCCTTGACGTATATCCCACCTCTTACATTGCTAATTCCATATTTTCCCATATACTCAAGAGTATATTTATCTTCATCGTAAGGACTTACTTTTTGAATGATTTTTTCAACTGATATAGGTTTATATTTTTTTGTCCATGAAGATGCTATGCCATTCATATGTTCTTGTTTGCGTTTTTCAATGTTATCTGTTTTACCAACATAATATTTATTATCTTGTAATTGTAAAATATAGATATATGCCATTTCTAATATGAATACAAGTGTTTATTTATATTAAAACTCAATTTTTATATTATATGTATGAAACAAGAGTCTTGGGTAGAAGTCGAATCTATCAAAATTTTAAATTAGTAATTATTAAAATAATTTTACAGTAAATATTAAATTGTAAATAAAAAAAAATAATACATGCATCTCTCTCCCTGGATAAAAATGGATAAAAAATGGATATCCATTTTAATGGATAAATAAAAAAATTATATAAGAATAAAATATCATGGTAATGTATATAACATAAAAAAATGGATACTTTCTATTGTAATTTATGTAAAAAAACCTATAGTTCATATAAGTCACTATGGAATCACAACAAGAATTTTCATAAATATGAAAAAAAAAATGTCAACCTCGTGTCAACCCAATGTCAACCCAATGTCAACCCAATGTCAACCCAGTGTCAACCTAATGTCAACCCAATTATTAATACGAATAAAAAATATACATGTATGAAATGTAATATAACGTTTACAACACGTCAAGCAAAGTCAAGACATTTATTAAAATCGTGTACAAACCAAGACACATCTATGTGTGATAATTTAGAACAAGATAATACATTTATATTAAATGAAGAACTACAAAAAGAGAATAATGAATTGCATAAAGAGAATAATAAATTACTAAAAAGTTTTAATGAATTAAATAATAAATTTAGCGAATTATTGAAACAATGTAAGATACATCCTAAAACTTTACAAAAAATAAATAACACCTTAGTTAATACCGGAACTATCAATAATACAGTTAATATAATTAAATTTGGGTGCGAAGATTTAACTAAGATATTATCTCAATCTGAAATATTAAAAATATTAAACAAGAAGATGTGTTCATTAGAAGAATCAATAAAATTAATCCATTTTAATGATATGAGACCAGAATGTAAGAATATATATATAACTAATTTGAAAGACCAATATGCATATATTTATAATGGAACTAAATTTATAGCAGTGTTAAAATCTGATATTTTGGAAGAGTTGGTTGATAATCATTTTGAAAATATAGAATATTCTGCCGATGAATATAAAGAAAAATTACAACCTAAAACAATAGAAGTATTAGAAAAATTTATAGATAAGATGAATAATGACGATGAAGAATACATGGATAATGATCATAAAAAATTATATCCAAATTATAAAAGTTATAATATAAATAGAATAAAATTATTAATTTATAATATGTCGGATAAAAAGACCAATATAGTAAATGTTATTTGTGATTAAATAAAATTGATTTATTTACTTTAATATAACAATACTATATACATTAAATACAATGTGTAAAGTTAAAGGTTGTCGCTATAGTGATTCTCATGTTACTTCTCGCCATATGTGCGGTAGTTGTAAAAAATATGGACATGGTGTGATGGAATGCAGTAATACAATTTTAATAGATCAATTAAAAAAATATCAATATGAACGTTATACCGATAATATATGTCAAGTAGATGATTGCGTTGATAGGAATACCCACACAACAGTTGGACATTCTTGTTTATACTGCTGTACTAGAAAATTAGATGGTAATAATT